TCCATTTGGAAAAGTTGAACTTGATTACAAAGGGTGGGTTGCCTAAAAAGACATTGAATATTGCACTCGCTGGTACTGGTGTGGGTAAATCCCTGTTTATGTGTGATTGCGCTGCAAATCATATGATGATGGGACACAATGTTCTGTACATAACTATGGAGATGTCTGAAGAGAAGATTGCTGAACGAATAGATGCAAATCTATTGAATACCAGTATACAAGATGTCGCAGATATGCCTAGGGGTTTGTTCGAAAAGAAGATAGAACGCATCAGAGCGAAGACTACTGGTACTCTTATTGTGAAGGAATATCCGACTGCATCTGCTAATCCAAACCACTTTCGTCATCTGTTAAATGAATTGCATATGAAGAAGAATTTCGCACCAGACATCATCTATGTAGACTACCTAAATATATGTGCATCTGCTAGACTTAAATTTGGTGCAAATGTAAACTCGTACACCTACATCAAATCTATTGCAGAAGAATTGCGAGGTCTTGCAGTCGAGTTTAATGTGCCTATTATGAGTGCAACTCAAACAACCAGAAGTGGGTTTTCAAATTCAGATGTTGGTCTAGAAGACACATCAGAGTCTTTTGGATTGCCTGCAACGGCGGATTTGATGTTTGCCCTTATATCGACGGATGAGTTGCAAGAGTTAGACCAAATATTGATTAAACAATTGAAAAATCGATACAATGATTTGAATACGCATGGTCGGTTCGTTGTCGGAATTGACAGACCGAAAATGAGATTATATGATGCAGAAGAAAGTGCCCAAGATGATTTAATAACTGATACCAGTTCATCATCTACCCCCACGGCATTTAAAAAGAAAAACACAAAAATTGGAAAAATGGAAATAAACATATGAGCGATGATACTGTAAACGAGATTGAAAATGAAGAAGCCGTCAATGAAATTGAAATGACGGAGATACCAGAGTCGGATGAAACAATTCAACCTACTGCTAGTAAATCCTTTATTGCGATGTGGGATGATGTATTGCCTCCCGACTTTTGCGATGAGGCAATCCAACTCTTTGAAGAAAATCAAGTATTCCATGTTGATAGGAATGAAGAGTTTAGAGGTGGACATAAACAATTTAAAGAATTGAATTTGTATAGTAATGATTTGGTAGAAGAGAACCCACGATGGGGTCAGATGTCTATGTATATTCTTCAACAGATACAAAAGTATACTGAGATGTATCGAAGAACCTATAATATTGATTTCTTTCCAGAAGAGTGTGTCAACGAAGAAATTCGCATGAAGAAATATGACCCAGAAAACAAGGACGAATTCATGTATCACGCTGATGTTGGTGACCATGCATCTGCAAAACGATTTCTGGTGTGTATGTTTTACTTGAATGACGTAGAAGAGGGTGGTCGCACTACGTTCCCAGATTACGGTATTGGTATTGAGGCTGTGAAGGGAAGACTTCTAATATTCCCCCCATTCTGGACACATCCACATCAGGGAGAGATGCCAGTCTCTAACGCAAAATATATCATTGGGTCGTATCTTCAATATAGGTAACCATCCTTTTTATATAAATAGTGGTAATATATTAAAAGGATGATGCATTGGCGAACCTTACGGGCGGTGTCTATATAACCTTTCAGAAACCATACTTAGATATGGTTTCTGAATTACTAGGCAATAAAGATAGAATAAAGTTAGACGGTAGTCTGCAAGTTGTTGAGCATACAGAAGAAATACAAACATTTCTCCAGTTGGTCAAAGACAGAAATGAAAATAAACTAGAAAAACTGTTAAAACCCTCTGGTAAATTTTCTGCGATATTTAACGGTATGCCGTGGACTAAAATAGATAAAAGTCAGTTTACCAATCTTGGTGGTAAATCTGACGGTAAGACCACTCAGCTCCAAGAACTCGCATCTCTATTTGCAATTCAAAAATCTATTGAGAATAATGGATACTCAAACCAGAAGAAGTTTTATGAACTTTATAGAGAAGATTTAAAGTCCATATATCCCGACATGAATGAAGAGTGGGAAAATACATTCTTCCAGCAACAACTTACCACATATAGAGAAGTAGGCAATACTCCATACAAACACTACTCTAGGGATGGTGGATTTATGGATTATATTACGAATATATGTAAAAAGAAGTATAAGATTGCGAAAAAAGATACATGGAACCCAGCTGATATATGGTTGGTTACTGATTTCGGTAGAGTTAAACAGGATTTGAAGAGACATGTAGAGGATGACGTAACTCCAATAGAAGAGTTTAATGCAATTCTAAGAGACATGTTTCACGCAAGAAAGATTATCGGCATTTCACTTAAAAAAATGTCGGGTAAAACCGCAAAGTGGGAGTTAGTTAACCTAGAAAACATGGATGTTTTTGATAACGATGAATATGCATTTAATGTAAAAAGTACTTCAATAGATTTGCAGTTGAAGGGTAATAATGCATTTAAGAATTCGGACACTAAAATCATAGTAAGCGGTAAACAGGGTGATGTGAAGTTCCAAATACGACAAAACAGTGCTGGTTTTAGTAATCTTAAAATCGAAGGAACTGATTTGGGTGCAACATCTGCTAGGTTGGGTAAGGTTCCTCTATCTATGGCTGCAACATTATTTAGTAAGTCTGGACTAACTCTGAATAACGACAATAAGAAATACCCAAGAACCACGGCACAGTTTCAGTCTAGATTGCCAGAGTTTATAAAACTATTCAATTCAGTTCAAAAGTTTACTGGTATAACTGCCAGAGATTTTGAAAAGAATTTTACAGCAGTGTACGAAAGCTCGAGACCAGATTTTGCCCATAGTAAATTGATGCAACTAGACCTTATAAATAAAATATATAGTCTAAATACTAAAGATAGAGATGATTTGTTGACTTCTCTAACATATCTCGCCCAGAAAAAAGGAAAGATTTTTGGGCCTTTCGGGAAACTCTATTAATGGAATCATTCAAACAATACCTAACAGAAGACAAGGGTGGAAAGAATCTGCACCTAGAGCATTTAGAGGACGAGATAATCAATTATGGAGTCACTGGTGGTCGTGCTGCAATTAATTTTTTACGTTCTCTCAGAAATATGCTCGCTGGTACTGCAACCTCCAGTGTCAATATGACGGTTAAGTGGGATGGAGCTCCTGCTGTTTTTGCTGGAATTGACCCAGCTGATGGTAAATTCTTTGTTGCAAAAAAATCAGTATTTAATGCATCTCCAAAGTTGTATAAATCAGTCGGGGAAATTGATGCGGATGGTTTGAGTGGTGCATTAAACAGTAAATTTAAAATCGCATTGGCAGAATTTTCCAAATTGGGAATTACGGATGTCCTTCAAGGCGACTTGATGTACACTGATGATGTAGAAACCAAAGAAATAGATGGTATTAAATATCATACATTCCAACCAAACACGTTGGTATATGCAGTTGATGTTAATTCCGACCTTGGCAAAAAAATTAAAAAATCAAAGGTTGGTATTGTGTGGCATACGACATACACTGGTTCAGACTTGCAGAGTATGACCGCAAAGTTTGGCGCAAATATCTCTGGATTGAAAAAAACATCGTCTGTGTGGATGGATGACGCATCTTATAAGGATGTTTCTGGGAGTGCGAAATTCACGAAGCAAGAAACTGCCGAAGTAACTAAGATTCTGTCGGCATGTGGTAAAACTTTCGGAAAGATAAAAAGTGCAGAATTGAATAAATTCATCGACATGCAGAGAACCGTGTTTAGTAAAGGATTAGTTGGTGGGTCGTTTAAGACATATCTCAATCAATATATAAAACGTGGTGAACACTTTGACGTTTCCAAGGTCAAGAATATGAGTTATGCGATGTATGTCAAAGGGTACTTTGATGACAAGGTTATTGCAAAACTCAAAACTGAAAAGTCAAGGAAGGCAAAGGAAGAAATTCGTGATGCTGCTGTGAAGGAATTGATTAAACAAGAAAAGTTAATTTTGGAACTGGTGCAGTTTATGGAGTATCTAGTATCTGCAAAAGAACTGATTGTATTCAAGTTGAATTCAGTAAAACAGTTGGCAAAAATCTTTGTTCGCACAAAAGACGGATATAAGGTTAGTAATGAGGAAGGATACGTTGCAGTCGATAAAGATGGAACGACTGCTGTTAAATTGGTGGATAGAATGGAATTTAGTTATAACAACTTCACCGCAATCAAGGCTTGGGATAAATAAACATGCACGAATATAGATGTAAATTGGTAAAAATCGTTGACGGCGACACAGTTGACGTAGACATTGACTTGGGTTTTGGGGTATGGTTGCGTAAACAGAGAATTCGTTTATACGGAATTGACACACCAGAATCCAGAACAAGAGATTTAGAAGAAAAGAAATATGGTCTTGCTGCAAAGAACTTCTTAGTACATCATTGCTGTGACACTGATGGCGACTACATGGATATTACGTTAAAAACTTATAAAGATGGTAAAGGTAAGTTTGGCAGAATTCTTGGAGAATTGTGGAACAATGACACCAATTTAAACAGGTTAATGATTGATGTAGGTCACGCAGTAGAATATATGGGGCAATCTAAAGATGAAATTGCCGAACAGCACTTAATAAATCGGACTAAAATTGGGCCTCTGTAGGGTTCATAACGGAGACACTTTAAAAATGAGAAATTGGTATCAAACATACACAGACCTTCTGCAAAGAAATCTGGGGACATCCAAAGAAGACAGGGAAGTTGCAGTGATAAAAGAAGACAGAGAAGTTGATATGGCCGTAAATCAACTGAGGGTTGTCCAACACAAGTCGGAAGAACTTGCTAGATTGTTGTTGGATTTGGAGGCACAGTACCAAGCTGAGGACGTAGAACTTCCCGCTTGGGTACAGGCAAAGATAACCAACGCATCACATAGTATCAGTGCTGTACACGACTTTATGGTCTATAGTGAAGAGGACACGCCGTGAAAACCTTCAAAGAATTGACTGAAGTTAAGGGGGAGATTTATGACACAAAACCCCAAACGCACGCCGATGCGATAGACCCAGAAGTCTTGATACAAGGATTTGGTCGATTGAGATATACCCAGTTGCGAGATAAGGTCTTACAGACACTAGAGCGTATGTCTAAGATGGCAAAAAGTGGTAGTTGGGACAGTATCGATTATACGATGGCCAATCTACACACATTCCTTGCCGCTGTAAAAGATGTCGAGAAAGAAATGGCCAAACCTCAATGGAAGAAAAAAATCACTCAGTTGAAACGGGCAGGAAAATGATTAAATCTTTTGATGAGTATCAGAAAGAATATCTAGAGTTCGAAGAGTATCAAAGAGATTACGCAAAAGAGCGTAAGAATTATCTTGGCACTCCAGAACAAATGGAGCGTAATGCTGCCCGCAAAAGAGCGAGAAGAAAGATGGAAAAGGAGGGTAAAGCAAAACCCTTTGATGGAAAAGATATACACCACAAAGACGGTAATCCTTTAAACAATGATGACAAAAACTTATCAAGTGTGTCTGTGAAATATAATCGTCGCGAACCCAGATTGAGAGAGAAAAAGACATGAAAAGTTATTCGGGTTGGATGTCTTCAGAGTACAAGTCACAACTACTTTCAAATGAAGATTTGAACTGGGATGGCAATACTGCAACTGAAGAGAACGAATGCAGATGCGAAGAGTGTGAAGATTTAGACCATGACATCGTAGAGGCAGAATATCAAGGAAGAAAGGTTGAATTAAATGCTCCTTTCAGACTTCCTACTGGGTCTAATAAAAAGTTCGGTGTCTATGCAAAGAATGACAAGGGGAACATTGTTAAAGTTACTTTTGGAGATCCCAATATGGAAATTAAACGCGATGACCCTAAACGCCGAGCATCCTTCCGAGCAAGGCATGGTTGTGATAAAGACCCCGGCCCAAAATATAAAGCAAAATACTGGTCTTGTTACCAGTGGCGTGGTGGCGCAAAGGTGGAAAATTAAAGGATGATATGTTATGGCTTGGAAAGATTTAATCTTTGATAACAAGAATGATAACGAAAAGAGTATAAATACTAGTATGACAAACGAATACAAATACGACGAAATAGACTTCGGATTCACCGCCGTAGATGCGGATGATTTATCAAAACTTACTTCTGCACCGACAGAAGTCAGGGAACAGCTTGATGCATCTGCAACCGAAATACAAAGTTTAAGTAGAAAAGTTACTGAACTGGTCGAGCTTCAGACTGATATTATGTCTGAATTAGTCAACGCAAAACAACTATATAAAGAAAAATCTAGTCATTCTGATATAACAGTAGAACAGACAGAAGATAAATTGATGCATGTTGAAAAGTTGATTATGCCTTTGTTGCAGAATTTACTCAAAAATGGAGAAAAAGATTACATCTTTTGGCCGAATAGAGAACCCATCATTAAAGGTCAAATGGAAAAAATCTTAGAGATAACTAGGAACGAATAATGAAAGATACAATTGTATTTACGTTTGGGAGATTTAATCCTCCCACAACTGGCCACGAAAAACTTATTGAAAAGGTAGCATCCGTTGCTAAACGCAAAAATGCTGACTTTATGATATTTCCAAGTCAAACTACAAATCCAAAGAAAGACCCTCTTGATTTCAGTACCAAAGTTAAGTACATGAAAAAGATGTTTCCAAAATATTCTAGAAACATTATCAAGAATACCAAAGTCAAGACTGCATTTCATATTGCATCATTAATGTATGATATGGGGTATAAAACTGCAATAATGGTAGTCGGTGGTGATAGGGTTACAGAATTTGATACACGGCTGAATAGATACAATGGTGAGAAAGGCCCTCATGGGTTCTATGACTTTGAGGATGGTATTAAGGTTATATCCGCAGGGGATAGAGACCCAGACTCAGAAGGCGTTTCTGGGATGTCTGCGTCAAAGATGCGGGCCGCGGCAGTTGCAAACGATTTTGAAAAATTCAAGGGCGGTCTTCCTGACAGTTTTAAGGGCGGAGAAAAACTGTTTTCTGATATCAGAAAGGGTATGAATATTAATGAAGACCATATGATTGCAAATATGTTTGCGTCAGATATCGTTTCTTTAAATGCGTTTATGGATTCTAAGATACCAGAACTAGTAGAAGACCTTGAAGAAGACGAACTTTTGGGATTTATGAAAGAACAGTTCGACATGACATTTTCGGACAAACAGATAGACAGTGTACTTGAAAGTTATTCTACAAATGAGAGAATACTGAATAGAGGAGCATATGCGGCCGCACTGGACGCACTGAAGACTGTAATAGACAGAAAGAAGAAAGAATCAGGAAGTAAGGGACTGAGACATGGATTGTCTTACTATTCTGCATCTATCG